GGAAACTCGACTGGCTGGAGAAATATTTTCCAGCAGTGCAGCAATGTTGAAAATTGCAGTTGATGCCAAAAACAGCAAAGTGGAAAAGAAGCTCAAGCTAATAAAACTGCAACTTGACAAAATGCGCCTAGATGCCAATAGGAAAGATCCTGCTCAAGATCCCATAAAAGGTGGTGATTTAGTTATGGATCGCAATGAAATCATTGCCAGTATTAAAAAAGCACAAGATAAATCGTAATCGTTTATAAATAACAGGCTATAGGAGCTAGTTATGAAGTCACTGAAAGATTATTTGCAAGAAAGTCATCAACTTCATGAATATGTTGTGAGGTTTGCACAAAAACCCAGCGATGTGGACATGGATACCATGGAAGAAGTTTTGAAAAAGTTTGATTTGCGCGATATTACCACGCCGCAACGTATTCAAAACAGTGATTTGGACTTTTTTGATATTCCCTATCGTGAGATTTACGAAGTGCGTTTGGCCACGGCTGTGCGATTGAGTCCATATGTATTACTGCAAGACTTGCGCAGCGCATTGAACATGAATGAAAAACATCTACGTGTGCGTGGCGCTCAGGAACCGCAGCAGCTTTACGCCGAACATCAAGAATGGTTAAGCGATGTAACTCAACAAGCTCAAGCAGATGGTCTACACCACCAGGCTTACTTGAGCACTGATAGAGAGTACATGCAACAAGAGCAACCACTTAATCCTGCAGCATTTGGTGACGACTACAACAAAAGTTTGTTAGCTTATTTGAACAATGTCAGTCAAAATCGTGATCCTGGCCATGTAGACACTGGCAGCCAGCTATTTGGATGGTTGGATATGAAAAAAGCTCAAGGTGATACTGTGCAAGCTGATGATTTCAACAGTCACTTTGATACTCCCAAGCCACAGCAAAAACCCAGTGACAAAATGCCCTTGGCTCCTTGGCTGAGTCAAAATGATGCATTTACCACAGCAACTCAACCCACCATAAGTGCATGGCAAGACAAGAAGTCAGCACCTAAAATAAAATTACAACCTCGAAAAGGTGCAAACTAACATGACAACCACATATACATTGACTGTCAACAGTCAAGATGGATCAACAACCAGCAGCAGCAACATCAGCACAGATGATCCTGCCATGCTGCAACGTTTGCTGGCGTTGGCAGGTGTGGAAAAGCCCGTGGGTTATGTAAGTGCTCCTGACAGCCAACCCATTGCCAGTCACATGCATGACGATCATCAAGAAGTTTGTGATACTTGTGGACATCAAGATTGCCAATGCGATCATGAAGACATGGCAGAGACTGCTGATTATGATCACAGCCACCAGGAAGTTGATGATCAAGGTGAACCTCTTGATGTGGAAACATATACTTGGAACGGCCCCAAAGAGCCTCAACGTATTGCGCATGTTGGTAACAACCCTCTCGCTGAGCAACTGCACAATCAACTACAAGCCAACTGGCAAAAGTTCCTAGCGGAAGAGTTCAACAATGAAGATGGACAAGCTAGCCCGTTAACTGATCCCACAAAGGCTGAGTTTGACAAGGATCCATTTGCTGGGGATAAACCTCAAGACGATGGCAGCATGAGTCCCATGTCAACTATTCGCCGACAGAAAGTAACAAAAGGATAAGCATCATGGATTTTAACCGCAAAGCGTAATGTAGTTTTGCAGTTGACATATTGGATGCCCGACTATCCCAGCCTGTTACAAGAGTTTGTTTGGAGCTATACAGACATAGTGCCAGAGTTGCGACGAACTCATGGTTTTTTGAACTATTGGCGGAAAAATATTTCAGCCACTATTAATAAAGTTGTGATAAGTGTAGATGACAGGGAATGGCGAGATTATAGTAATGTAATTGGTCTCTACAAGCTAAATTAAACTATGGCACAAATAGCACAGAGCTTTATAAAAGTCAAAACTCCTTATCAAAAAACTCAATATACTCGCGAGCAGTTTCAAGAACTTTTAAAGTGTGCAAGTGATCCACTTTATTTTATTGAAAACTACATTTACGTGCAACATCCCACAAAAGGTCGACAGCCCTTTAAACTATGGGAGTTCCAAAAAAAACTAGTTACTACATATTGGAAATATACCAATAGCATATGTATGATTCCTCGCCAAAGTGGCAAAACAGCCAGCAGTGCTGCTTATTTGCTGTGGTATGCATGTTTTAACAACGACGTGACTATCTTGATTGCTGCACACAAGTTCAAGGCAGCAAGTGAAATCATGATGCGTGTGAAATATGCTTACGAGGAGTTGCCGGACTTTTTGCGTCCGGGTGTAACAAAATACAATCAACAAGACATTGCTTTTGATAACGGCAGTCGTATTGTGGCAACTACCACCACTGCTGATAGTGGACGAGGCATGAGTATCAGCTTGTTGTATCTCGATGAGTTTGCCTTCGTGAAAACCAATATTGCCACGGAGTTTTGGGCCAGTATAAGTCCCACATTAAGCACTGGTGGCCGGTGTATTATTACCACCACTCCCAAAAGTGACGAAGACATGTTTGCTGAGTTGTGGTTTGGTGCCAACAAGTTGACTGATGAATACGGCAATGAAAATGCTGAAGGCATGGGAATAAACGGGTTTCGTGCATTTACAGCACATTACAGTGAAGTTCCTGGACGCGACGAAACCTGGGCACAGCGAGAACGCAACAAAATTGGACAAGAAAGATTTCTCCGAGAGTTTGAGTGCCAGTTTGCAGGTGAAAGTGAAACACTTATAAGTGGTATAACTTTGCAACGACTTACCGGACAGGAGCCAATTTTCAAAACACAACAAATCCGATGGTATAAAAATATCGAGGCTAATAAAACTTACCTTGTTGGTTTAGATCCCAGTGCTGGTATTGGCAAAGACTACGCTGCAATCAGTGTATGGAGTTTGCCGGACATGGAACAAGTAGCCGAATGGTGTCATAATCTAACACCTATTCCCGGGCAAGTACAGACTCTCATGAAAATACTGGAGTTCATTTACAACGAATGCAAGCAAAAAGGACATAGAGGCGATCCTGATATATTTTGGACTTTGGAAAACAATACCTGGGGCGAAGCTGCACTTGTTAGTATTAATGAAATAGGTGAAGAAAGATTTGCCGGACAGTTTGTGCATGAACCAAGAAGAAACGTAACCTCAGGCCGTAGCAGGAAAGGTCTCAATACCAATATGAGAACAAAAGCCATGGCATGCAGCAAGCTTAAAACACTTATTGAAAGCAACCGTTTAATTCCGCATAGCAAGATGTTGATACGACAACTGAAGTTCTTTATCAGCAAGGGTGATAGTTTTTCCGCCAAATCAGGAGAACACGACGACTGTGTGATGAGCATGATGTTGTCAGTTCGTATGATGCAAATATTGCAAAACTGGGACGAAAAAATTGGTGATTTGCTACGGGACGATTTTGACGATCAAGAACTCATGGAACCTCTTCCCATGACCATGGCCTTTAGATAAATATCGCCAGGAGACTAATAATGACACCTAACTGGGACATCATCACACAAAAAATACATGGCATATTAAAAGCTCGTGGCATGCAAGTCAAAAAAATGTTTGATGAAGACATAAAAGAAACATTCAAGATTGAAGATGCTCGACAGTTTTATGCCACAGTAGCAGATCCTCATGATCCCAATATCAAATCATATGACATTTTGATTAGTTTACATGACGAGGACAGCCACAGTCATGTGGATTTACAAACTCCTCGCATGAGAAACACCCAAGATTTCAACGATTTGTTCAGTTTACATATGTGGTTGCGTAAAAACATAAACGACAAAGAAGGCGTAAGTGTCAACTGGTTTCAGTTTGATAAAGACATTGAAGCCAAAAAGCCACCAGTTGAAGAAAGTCGTGACATCAGCCGTCCTTGGGGCACAACCCGCAGTTCCTTTCAACGTGTGGGCAACTGTCGCATGATAGTTAGACACAGTGATATTGTAAATGAAGATACCCCGGGAAGTCGTTGGCGCAAAATACACAAGATATTTGTGGAAACTGATCAAGGCGAACGTCTTGGTTGGCCTACTCGTCATGTAAAAGGTGCAAGAGCCTGGGCAAGACATTTGAGCCAAGGCGGGCAAGCTCATGATGAAGTCAGCAGCTACCTTAAAACACTAAGTGAGCATTATGGTGTTTTAAAAAGCGCGGCTAGAAAACTACGCCAACCTGCCCAACTACAAAATGAACTTTTGCCAACTCTAGCTGAAATTCATCAACACATGCATGACATTAACAATGAACTGCAATCTTGGAGTGGTCCCCGTGGATATCATAGCAGTCATTCCAATATGCGGGAGTTCCGTAAAACAGCTCTTGCACCTTGGTTACGGCCAGTTGTCGAGCAGCATTGTCCCGATCATCAAGAAGTATTAGAGCAATGGTTGGGTATGGAAAAATCCATACCCAAACCTGAACTTGAAGAGTTTCAAGATTGGTTAAGTGATACTGAAGTGGTTATTCAGGAAGATCAGATTGGTCAAGCAGAAAGTCAAGCACAAGAGGCTTGGCAAGATTATCAACTGGACCTAGGCTCCAATGAGCAAGCTGTTTCAGCTACTTTGAAGTTTTTGGTGTCCAGCAACGACTGGTGGCGTGAGCAATGGGAAATCAACCCCAGTGAAACTCAAGATCACTTGAAAAAACTAGTGGGGATGAACACCAATCCTGATGTCAGCCGTGTCAAGAAGCTAGCTGGGTTGTGAAAAATTAATAAGGTCAAAAGCATTGACTTTCATGTGTCAGCATAAGTAATGTTGTTCAAGACAAAGAAACAAATTTTGTCTTGATCTAAACACATTATAGGCACAGAAAGGCACACAAATGGCACTTAGTTTAAAAGAAATTCAAGCACGTCTACTTGAAGAACAATCAAAAAAGGATCGAGTTCGCACAGGTCAATTTCAAGGTGACAATGCGATTTATCCCTTTTGGAACAACCCCGAGGGGTCCACAGCAACAATTCGTTATCTTCCCGATGGTGATGTCAACAACGACTACTTTTGGGTTGAGCGACTGATTATCAAGCTGCCGTTCCGTGGAGTTAAAGGGCAAGCTGATAGCAAGCCTTGTGATGTTCAAGTTCCCAGCGTGGATATGTGGAAGCCCGGTAGCTGCCCTATTAACGCAGAGATCCGTCCTTGGTGGAAAGACGAAAGTCTTGTTGACATGGCTCGCAAATATTATCGCAAAAAGAGCTATCTGTTTCAAGGTTTTGTCCCCAACAACCCCAACAAGGAAGATTCCACACCAGAAAATCCCATTCGTAGGTTGGTAATTAATCCCAGCATTTTTGACATGATCAAGGGGATTTTGCTGCGTCCAGATCTTGAATACTCACCAACTGACTACGAGCATGGTAGAGATTTTTATCTCACAAAGACCACAAAAGGTAGTTTTGCAAACTATGCAAGCAGCTCATGGGCTATGAAAGAACGTCCACTTGGTGATGTAGAACGCCTGGCTATTGAACAGCATGGATTGTATAATCTTTCCAGCTTCTTGCCCAAGCGTCCTGATGAAGACGGACTGCGAGTGATTATGGAAATGTTCCAAGCCAGTGTTGAAGAACAACCATATGATCCCGAGCGCTGGGGTAACTATTTCAAACCAACTGGCATGCGTGTTACTGACAATGATCAGGACGGCGCTTCTACTACAAAACCAGTTCAAGTTCGCAATGTTCCTCAGCCAACGCCAGCAGCAAGCAAACCAC